GGTGCGCGTTTCATCCTAATTAAGCGCGTTGATGCTGCTGGTGATTGGTTTGTTTTTGACACGGTGCGCGGCATTGGAACGACCGCCGACCCATCTTTAGCGATGAATATAATCGACAGTGAAACCAGCCCAAATGATGACATTGTGGCGGCAAGCTCTGGATTTACGGTCGCGCAAAACGCAACTCGCTCGCTCAATGCTAGCGGCGGCACCTATACATTTTTCGCCATCGCCTAAAGGAGATCACAGTGGCAGAATATCGCATCAGGGAAACGGGAGAGGTTATCGTTAACCTTGCCGCTGCGTTTCCCAACGTATCGCTTCCCGCTGCATTGTCAGAGGAGGATTTTGACCTGCTTGGTGTCGATCCTGTCTTTGAGGGTGCGCAGCCGATGGCTGGCAAATATCAAAGCGTGATCCGCGATGGCGTTGAGGACATCGAGGGCCAATGGTTTACGAAATATGTGCTGGTCGATTTAGATGATGACGCTAAGGCGGCGCTCGACCAGCAGGCTCTTGAAGGCTTTTACCAGCAGCGCGCTTCAAAGCTGGCTGCGACCGATTGGTGGGCGATCCGCGCTTCTGAGCCGGGCGGTCTGCCGATGACCGAGGCGCAAGCCTCATACCGCCAAGCCCTGCGCGATCTGGATGACGCAGAAGGCTTTGACCCCTACAACCCCAACTGGCCCGAAATGCCCGCCTAATACGCTAGGAAGCTCTGATGTCTGACCTCTCAACCCATCATTTCGACCCTGTTGAATACGGCAAGCTCATCCAAGCGGTCGATGATCTGCGCGCTAAGGTGGACGGCATGGATGCCGACCTCAAAAAGCTGGTCGAGCTGGCGAACAGAAGCAGCGGTGGCCTTTGGGTTGGAATGACGATAGCCTCATTTTTGGGCGGCTTGCTTACATTCTTCGGAACGCTGCTTTTCGGCCAGAAATAATGCCGCCCCGCGATGGGGCGGCGCACTGGATCAACAGCTAAGGAAATGTGAATGCCTCAAAAACCGCTTTCGCCAGAATTGGCGCGGGAGGCGCTCGACGCCTACGGGAAATTTGGGACGCTCAAAGAGGCCGCTGAGGCGCTTGGGATTGCTCGATCAACGCTTCACGGTCGCGTAATTGTTGCCAAAAATATGCTTGGCGCAGAGATGCAGCCAATGGTGCCTCAGGCACCGGCACCGCTTCCAGATGATGACATTCCAACCGAGGATTTGATCTCGGTAATGAAGCGGCGCTTTGAGAAGCGCAGCGAGCACCGGCGCGCTCTCCTTTGGCGCAAATACAAGGTGCCGACCTCCGGCCCTTATGCGCTGATGTTTTTTGGCGATCCGCACGTTGATGACAATGGCTGCAACTGGTCGCTTCTGGCCGATCACTGTGATTTGGCGGCTTCGACGCAGAACCTTTACGCCATAGCCATTGGCGATCAGACTAACAATTGGACGGGGCGGCTGGCGCGGCTCTGGGCGGAGCAAGACACCAGCTCGGCCACCGCAAAGAAGCTCGTCAAATGGCTGCTCAACGAGAGCGGCGTGCCTTGGTTTATGTGGCTGCACGGCAACCATGACGCATGGCAGGGGCCGGTGAGCAGCGGCATCATCGAGGGCATGAACTGCCATGAGGTGATGATGCAAGATTGGGAGGCGCGGGTTGTGCTCGAAAGCCCCGGCTTCGATCTGCGGCTTTGGGCTGCACACAATTTCCCCGGTCACTCGATGTATAACAAGCTGCACGGCCCTCAGAAGGCGGCGCTGATGAAAGATTGGGCGCACATCTATGTGGCGGGCCACCATCACAATTGGGCGCTCCACCACGAGGAGAATGCCGAGCGCGGCTTTGATTATTGGCTGGCGCGCTGCCGAGGGTATAAACACATCGATCATTATGGCGAGCTGCTGGGCCACCAGCCGCAGCAGAAGGGATCGAGCATCCTCACGGTGGTTGATCCGTCAACGCAATCGGTGCAGTGCTTCTCCGATCCTTATGAGGGCGTCGATTTCCTCAAATTCAAGAGGGCAAAGCAATGACAAATCCCAAATGGCTCGATGTCGCTATCGAACACCGGGGGCTTAAAGAAATCCCCGGCCCAAAACACAACAGCAAGATCATTAGCTGGCTGCGCGATCTCAAAGCGTGGTGGTCGGACGATGAGACAGCATGGTGCGGCACATTTGTCGCGCACTGTATGCAGGCCGCCCGGCAGCCGATCCCGCTGCACTGGTATCGCGCAAAAGGCTGGGCGGAATATGGCTCTCTCTTGCGGCCTGAGAGGCTCGCGCCGGGTGCGATCCTTGTATTTGATAGATCGGGCGGCGGCCATGTGGCATTTTACGTTGGAGAAGATAGCCGCTATTATTATGTGCTTGGAGGCAATCAGGCCAATGGCGTGAATGTGATGAAGATCGCACGCAATCGCCTGATCGCTTCCCGGTGGCCCAAAGGCGTGCCGGTGGTCGGCAAGCGGGTCTCGATGAGCGGTGGCACTGTGTCCACCAATGAAGCCTAAGGAGAATATCATGGTAAACTGGTTGCTTGGTCGGCTGCGCGAGCCTTCCACATTTGCGGGCCTGTCCGGCCTCGCTTTGGCTGTTGGTCTAAGCCAAGATCAATTCACGGCCATCGCCAATGCCGTTGCGGGCCTTGCTGGCCTTCTGGCGGTGATCTTGGCCGAGAAGAAAGACTAAGATGCTCAAGGGCCTCCTGTCTGCTCTCTCGGGCATTGTCGGCATTGTCTCGACCATCCTGCATTGGTGGCGAGAGCGCGATATGATCGAGCGCGGCAAACAGGAGGCCGCCATCGAGGCGATGAAAAAGGTTGAGGATCATGCAAAAAAGGCTGATCGCGCTGTTGCTGTTGATGACCCCGAGCGCACTGAGCGGCTGCGCAACCGCTTCGACCGCTCCCGTGGTGGTGAGTGATTATTGCCGCATCGCCAAGCCGATCTCTTATGACGGCCTGAGAGATACGCCAGAGACGGTGCGCGACATCGAGGCGCACAACAGCCGCTGGGTCTGCGTTTGCGAGAATGATTGTCCTAAAGGAATTGAATAAATGCCGCTGAAAATGGGATATAGCAAAAAGAGCATCAGCTCGAATATCAAGCGCGAGGTGAAGGCTGGCAAAAGCCAAAAGCAAGCGGTTGCCATTGCCCTCTCGGTGGCTGAGGAAGCCAAGAAGAAGGCTGGCAAGCGTAAACGCTAAGGCTTGAGCTGGGCGATCATTCGCTGGCCGAAAAAGACGATCTTTTCGGCATCATAGAGCGCGGTCGTGCCTTGCTTGCCATTTCCTTGGCGCGCAGCAGCGATCCGCCAGACAGCCTTTAATATGTTGCCCTCCGCAAAGCTCATATTAAGGCTTTCGATGATGTCATTGCACTCGGCCAGATATGGCTCACCGCCAGATGTTGGGCGATCAACCGGCACCTTGTAATAGCTAGACGAGCCTCCGGTGAGCTTGCTCTTACTCATGTTTGCAATCCCTTTTCAGATGCGATATTCAGAGGGCCTTCCTCTCTCCCTCTGTGTGGGCAACTTGGGGCAGGCTTTCGGGTCTGCCCCATTTTATTAGAACGGCACCCAAGGCTCATAAGCATTGCAGCCCTTGGCCCAAGCCTCGACCGGCACCTCTTGCTGCCATTCTTTGCAAAAGCCTCGATCCCATTTGTCGCAATCAACGCACGCAGGCGTCGGCAAGTCTTGGCCTGTCATTCGACCAACCTCCCGCACCATGCTCATCAAATACTCTCGGCTATAAACGCTATATGGCCTTGCCATCCCAAACCCTTCCCAACACTCGATGATATTTGCCATCCTTGCGGTAAATGATCCGCTCGGGTGGCGTGGCTTCTGACAATGCGTCGGCGGTATCAGACAGCTCTTTGTTGCGCCAATTCTGCGCACCTGATCGATCTGCCATCCCGGCGACCAGTGCGCGCATTTTAACGCCAAAGGCGCTATCATGGAGCACTGGCAGATATTCGGTCACGCTGCTGCCTATGCCGTCGCCATAATAGGTCACGGCCAGCATCTCGGCACCAGAGCTGCGGCTTACATGACGACGCCATTGCCAGTCACGCACAGCCATTTCGCTTGGCGCAAGGCCCATGATGTCATCATTGTGAAGGCGCGGCGCTTCTTTGGCCGGTGCGTCCTTTGCCGCAAATTCAAATTCATGCTGACAGATCGGGCAAGTGCGGGTTGCCGCTGGCACGATCTCATCGCAATTTGGGCATTCCTTGGTTGGCGCTGGCCCCTTGCCCTTGCTTGGAGGCTCGACAGCGGTGATCGGGCCATGCCTGCGCACATTACCGGCAAAATCCAGCACAAGGCAATATTCGGTGTGATCCTTGAGGCGCATCCCTCGCCCGGCCATTTGGATGTAAAGGGTTGGCGACATGGTTGGGCGCGCCATCACAAGGCAGTCAATATTAGGTGCGTCAAAGCCGGTGGTGAGCACGTTAGCGTTAGTGAGCGCACGCAGCCGCCCATCCTTAAACGCCTCGATGATCCTCGAGCGCTCGCCGTTGGGCGTCTTGCCGGTGATGCAGGCGGCTTTCACGCCAGCGGCTTGAAGCGCTTGGGCCATGTGCTCTGCGTGATCGACGCCAGCGCAAAAGAATAGCATCGAGCGGCAATATCCAGCCCTCAGGAGCGTCTCCTCAACAATGGCCTGCGTAGTGGCCTCATTGTCCACCGCACGCTCGAGCGCGCCTGCAATGAACTCTCCGCCCCGCTTGGCGACCTCAGAGACATCGATCTGGTGGCTGGTGTGCTTTGAGCGCAGTGGCGCGAGATAGCCTTGATGCACCAGCTCCTCGACCGTCACCGGCTCGACGAGGTCATCGAATAGGGTGTCATCTCCCTCATGGATCATGCCGTGGCCGAGGCGGAACGGTGAGGCGGTGAGGCCGATAACACGCACCGCCGGGTTGATCTCGGCAAGGCCGCTGATGAACCGCCGATATTGGCCCGCATCATGGTGCGAGATTAGGTGGCACTCATCGACAATGACTAGATCGACATGGCCGATCCGCTCTGCGTGCCGCCAGATGCTCTGGATGCCTGCGAACGTCACCGGCTCATCGAGCTGCTTGCTGCCGACGCTGGCGCTGTAAATGCCGAGCGGGGCCTCAGGCCAGACCGCAAGGAGCTTTTCGGCATTTTGCAGGATCAGCTCTTTAACATGGGTGAGCATAATCACTCGGGTGCCGGGCCACGATGTCAAAGCATCTTTGACAAGGGCGGCATTGATGAGGCTTTTACCTGCGCCGGTCGGGAGCACCAAACAGGGATTTCCAGAGGGGTGCTCGCCAAACCAAGCATAAAGCATATCGATGGCGCGCTGTTGATAATCTCGGAGCTTCACCCGATCACCTCTGCATCAGGAAATACCGCCTTAATGTGCTCGATGGTCTTGTCGCCAGTGCAGGCAAGCGGGTTGGCGATGATCTCCCGGCTCTTGTATCCCTTGGCGCTATTGAGCACCTCCTTGCCGTCGATCACATAGATCGCGCCTTCACCATCCTCGGTGAGCTTCATGCGCCACGGCACCAAATCAGGGTGCAGCACATGATGATCGCAGCCCTCGAGCTGGGCCTCAGGGGTCGGGATGGTATCGCCCCATTT